ATGGGATTTGAAACAAAGTTAGCACCACGAATGTTACATGTGGTTGACAATGACGTAGTTCGCAGTGTATACTTCACCAGAAATTGAAACAGGAGAAAACTCATGCATAAAAATTCTTTGACGTTGCTTGGCGATAAATACGACAGAGTTTTTTCTGGAGTTATCTGGCAGACAGAAGACCAGCAGGATCTGGAGTTGCTTGAATTTAAAGTGCAGGAAATGTTAGATGCTGCTCACAATCTAGTCACCACCTACATGGGTGATGTCGATGAGGGTGAACAAACTCTGGACAAGTGGATCAATAATTGGATGCTAACAGGCTCAACGAATGGGGAGTAGTATGGAACATACAGATTCAAAAGAAGTGTCAAGAGGTCCATGCGATGCATGTGGCTCATCAGATGCAAACATCACCTACTCTGATGGTCATACCTATTGCTTCTCATGTTCAGCATATACGAAAGGGGATACAAACAATATGCAAGATAATACCAGACCGGCCCCAGTTCAGGGTGTATACAGCAATCACTTTACCGAAGGACAGGTGACTGCCATAGAAGACAGGAAACTAAGTCAACAAACCTGCCAGTTCTATGGTGTTAAGACTGTGACACAAGGTAATGATGTGGTAAAACATATCTATCCATACTTTGATGAATCAGGAACACACATTGCCAACAAGGTTCGGCAGGTACAAAACAAAGGCTTCCTGTCTGAAGGACAATTACCAAAGGGAAAACTATTTGGTCAGCAAAAGTTTGGACAAAGGGGTAAGTTCATTACTGTTTGTGAAGGTGAGCTTGATGCCATGTCTGCCTATGAGTTGATGGGATCGAAGTGGCCTTCTGTATCTATCAAGAATGGTGCTCAGTCTGCCTTGAAAGATATCAAGAGTAGCTATGATTATCTGAATCAGTTTGAAACTATTGTTATCTGCTTTGATAACGATGATCAGGGTAAGGCTGCAGCCAACAAGGTTGCTCAGTTGTTTGAGCCAAATCGTTGTAAGATTATGGACATGCAATACAAGGATGCGAATGAGTATCTAAAAATGAACAAGCGTGAAGAGTTTACTCGTGCTTGGTGGGATGCTAAACCATACACACCTGCAGGTATCCATAACCTTGCAGATATATCGGACAGACTATACAAAGAAGAGGATGTCGAGACTTGCCTTTATCCTTATCAGGGTCTTAATGATAAGCTGTTTGGTATTCGGACAGGCGAGTTGATTACTGTCACTGCAGGTACAGGTGCAGGTAAGTCTAGTATGATGCGTGAGTTGATGCATCACCTGCTAACAAGCACAGAACATAATGTGGGAGTCTTCTCTCTTGAAGAGAACATCAAGCAGACTGCATTTCATTTGATGTCTGTTGAGGCAAGTGATCGTATCTACATTAAAGAGGTTCGTGAAAAGTATAGCCTTGAGCAACTGAAAGAGTTTGAGAAAAAGACCATTGGCAGTCGCAGGTTCTATGCCTTTGATCACTTTGGTTCTATTACTACAGATGAAATCCTTAATCGTGTGCGTTACATGGTCAAGGCATTGGACTGTAAATATATTATCATTGATCACCTATCTATCCTTGTATCAGGATTGGAAGGTGAGGATGAACGTAGGAACATTGACCAGCTTATGACCAAGCTGCGTTCACTTGTAGAAGAAACACGATGTGCAATGCTTCTTGTCTCTCACTTGCGTAGAGCTTCTGGTGATAAGGGTCAAGAACAAGGCAAGGAAATATCACTGTCTATGCTGCGTGGCTCACACAGTATTGCTCAGATCAGTGATGCAGTTATTGCTTTGGAACGTGACCAGCAAGCACAAGACCCAACACAAGCTAACACAACAGCAGTCAGGGTATTGAAGAACCGTTATGCAGGTGAGACAGGTGTAGCTTCCTATCTTCTGTACGATAAAGACACAGGTAGGATGTCAGAGATTGAGAATCCTTTTGAAGCCGACACAACAACAGAAGATACAGGAGATTTTCTATGAAAGTAGCAAAGATAGATGGAGCATACAATAGACGTTTTATTCGTGCTAGTTATGAGGAGAATGATAACAAAGCAAAGGAAGCAGTTATTGGATACCTAATTAAAAATGGACATACAATTCTTGATAGCAAAGAAGACTTTTCATTTGACATCAAGAGTAAAAAGGGGGATAATAACTACTTCTCAGAAGCAGAGATGAAAAACCAGTGGAAGGGTGACTGGCCTGATACTTGGAAGGAAATCAGGATACCTTATCGCAAACACAAACTAATAAATCGAATGGCAGAACTTGGAGCAGACAATCACTTCTTTAATTTCTATGTGATTCGTAACGATGCAAAGATGGCATGGCGTATTAAAGATTATGTTGTTGCCGAATCAGAAGTAAAACAGCTATTCAGCTATCGTGTAAAAGGTGAAAGCTTTTTTCACATACCATATGAAAGGGCAGAGTTAGTAGAGCTATGAAACGTGTAGTACTTGATATCGAAACTGATGACATCAATGCAACTGTAATACATTGTATTGCTGCACAGGATTTAGATACAGGTGTTGTAGACACATGGTATGGTGAAGACATCAAGAACTTTCCTGCATGGTCAGAGAATGTTGATGTCTTCATTATGCACAATGGTGTGTCTTTCGATGCACCTGTAGTGAACAGACTGACTGGTAGTAAAATACCTCTCAGTAAAGTTCGTGACACACTTATCATGTCGCAACTACATGACCCATCTCTTGAAGGTGGTCATTCACTTGCTGCATGGGGTGAAAGATTAGGTATGAGTAAGATTGACTTTAATGACTTCTCTGGTTTCTCGCAAGAGATGTTGACTTATTGTATAAGAGATGTAGAAGTTACTACTAAGTTATATAATTACTTATTACCATATCTTAAAAAATACTCTGGTAAATCTATTAAGCTTGAGCATCAAGTAAGAGCAATCGTTGACAAGCAAGAGGCCAATGGATTTACCTTGAACATACCTGAAGCTTCTTGTCTGGTAGCAAGACTATCAGAACAGGCTACAGAAATTGAAGAAGAGATGCAGGACATCTTCCCACCTATCATAACAGAACGTTACTCAGAGAAGACTGGTAACAGACTGAAGGATAATGTAGAGGTGTTTAATCCTGCATCAAGACAGCAGATTGGTAAACGTTTGATGAGTAAGGGTTGGGAGCCTAAGACCTTCACACCAACCGGGCAACCTATTGTAGATGAAGGTACACTTAAAGACGTTGACATACCAGAGGCAAAGAAGATTGCACAGTATCTTCTATTGCAAAAAAGAGTTTCGCAAGTCAAGTCATGGCTTGACGTTGTGAAAGATGATGGCAAAGTTCACGGCAGAGTTATTACTCTGAAGGCCATCAGTGGACGCATGGCACACAACTCACCCAACATGGCTCAGATCCCTGCCGTTTATTCTCCCTACGGCAAGGAATGTAGACAGGTTTGGATGACTAGCAGTGATAAGTACAAGCTGTTAGGTTGTGACGCCAGTTCACTTGAACTGAGATGCTTGGCACACTACATGGGTGACAAGAAATTTACTGATGAGGTAGTGGGTGGTGACATCCATACTGCAAATCAGAAAGCTGCTGGCCTACCTACCAGAGATGCAGCAAAGACATTTATCTATGCTCTAATTTATGGGGCAGGGCCAGCTAAGATTGGTAGCATTGTTGGTGGTGGTGCAAAAGAAGGTAAGGTCATCATGGATAAGTTCATGAAGAATATGCCAGCACTAAAGACCTTGCGTGATAAGGTTGATAGAGCATCTGGCACAGGATATATTCGTGGACTTGATGGTAGACTTTTGAAAGTACGACAGCAACATGCAGCCATGAACCTGTTACTTCAAGGTGCAGGTGCAATTATTTGCAAGGAATGGTTGCGACAAATAACTTTAATGGCGCAACAGGATTATGATTACAATCTTGTTGCGTCTATCCACGATGAGTATCAGTTTGAGATTCGTGCCGATCAATCCGAAAGATTTGGTGAACTCACTCAAAGAGCAATGAAGACAGTAGAAAAAAGTTTGTCTGTTAATTGTACTCTGGATAGTGAGTATAAAATTGGAAACAATTGGGCAGAAACTCATTAAAAGTTGTTGACATATATTTTTACATATGTCATAATTCAAAAATAGAAAGTGGCTAAGACCACACAGTAACAAAACAAGGAGATGAAAATTATGCCAACATTATCAGGTAAAGCTTATTGGGCAAGTGTAACAAATCCAAACACAACCTTTGAACCAGTATGGTCTGTTGATCTTGCTGTTAAAGATGGTGAGTTGGATAAGGCTCGTCAGATGAATCTTAGCATTAAGAATAAGTCTGATGAACGTGGTGACTTTGTAACCATCAAACGTAAAGTAAATCGTAAAGATGGTTCACAAAATCAACGCCCTGCCCTTATGGATTCCAATAAGAATGACATGGGTAATACTCTGGTAGGTAATGGTTCAGATGTAAATGTTCTGTTCAAGACCTATGAATGGGAGTATGCAGGTAAGATGGGCATTGGTACTGAACTACAAAAAGTTCAAGTTACTAAGCTTATTGAATACAATGACAACTCAGAAGATCTTGATGTTGTGCCTGACGGTTATAGTGCAGTAAATGCTCTTGATGACGATATCCCCTTCGGCAACACTGCGTAAAGCATAACATCAATAAGGGTGCTACACATATGTTATATGGTAGTGAACTGGCTAGAGTAGGGTGGGTACGCCAGCTTTTTAAGGAGATAACAAGGGATGATGCAAAATATGTCAAGATTTAAATCAACACATTATATTGCTAGTGATTCAACGTCTGATCAAGTAAACCATCCACCTCATTATCAACGAGATGGTATAGAGTGTATTGAAGCCATTGAAGCTGCACTAACACCAGAAGAGTTTCGTGGCTACTGTAAAGGCAATGTAATCAAATACACATGGCGAGAACAATACAAAGGTCAGGATGAAGACCTAGCCAAATCACAGTGGTATCTACAAAGATACTTAGCAAAGGAAAAGAAATGAAAACTATTGACACACTAATAGAAGACATTCACAAAACTCTAGAAGAAGGTATCAATACTTCTACGGTTAAGAACCGTGATGCTATTCATAGCTTTACTAGAGATCTAACACACTCTATTAATCGTCAGCTTGGCGAGGGTAAAAGAGGTAAGCAATCTTCTTTGCGTATGTCTCAGATCGGTAAACCAGATCGACAACTTTGGTATGAACTTACCAGTGATATAGAGCCAGCACCAATTGATGGTCAAACTAAAATGAAGTTTATTATGGGAGATATCCTAGAGGCTCTATTGATTCTACTAACTAAACTATCTGGTCATGAAATTTCTGAAGAGCAGCAAGAAGTAGAACTCGCAGGTATTAAAGGACACAAGGACTGTCGCATTGATGGCACCCTTGTTGATATTAAGACTGCATCTTCTTATGGCTTTAAGAAGTTCAAAGATGAAACACTACACTCAGATGACCCCTTTGGTTACATTGCCCAGATATCTGGGTATGCAGAGGCAGGTAAAGATAATGAAGCAGCCTTCTTTGCTATAGACAAATCATCTAGTGAGATGACAGTAATGAAGGTTGAGCCTATTCATATGATCAATGCTACCCAACGAATAGGTAAAGTTAAAAACTTTGTGGCATCTACTACACCACCACCCCGGTGTTATCCTGATGAAGAGGATGGAAAGTCAGGCAATCGTAAGCTTGCAATAGGATGTATCTATTGCTCGTTTAAGGATGACTGTTGGAAAGATGCTAATGGTGGTATGGGTTTACGTAAGTTCAAGTACTCTAATGGTATTAGATACCTCACACAGGTAGGTAAAGTACCTGATGTGGCAGAGGTAACAAATGACTAAACGTAGATCACGTAATAAAAGTGAGCACAGATATCGTTCTAATTCAGAGTATAACTGTGCTTGCTTTTTACATAAAAACAAAATAGATTTCCAGTATGAAGCTGAACATATAAACTATTTATGGCAAGAACATAAAAAGTATATACCAGATTTCATTTTACCTAATGGAATTATACTGGAAGTAAAGGGAAGGTTCATGCTAGAGGACAGAAAGAAACATCTGTTTATTCGCAATCAACATCCTGAACACGACATTCGATTCGTCTTTGATAATCCTAATAGGAAGTTATACAAAGGTGGGAAGATGACGTATGCAGATTGGTGTGAGAAGTATGATTTTATTTACTGTAAAGGTGGAGAAGGAGTACCAGAGGAATGGTTAAAACCTAATGCAAATAAAGGACATAATACTGGCAGAAGACGAGCAAGTTGAATTACAAACCTCTGAGAAAACTTTATTTCTCACAGTAATTTTACAAGCTCTATTGGATGCAACAAAACCTGAATATGAAGGTGAACCTGTTAACTCTGTCATCGAAAGGGATAGAGCAAAAGCATGGTTCTTTGCTTCTGTTGGTGTAACAGCAGAAGACTTTACTGTTGTCTGTGATTATGCAGGAGTTAATCCTGTGTACATGAGAGAGTTTGCCTTCAAGGTTTTGAGATCAGGTGAAGTTGATTATGTTCGAAGAAGAATAAATGCAGTTTTAGGGCATGAGTAGCATTGTAATAACCGTCATATTGTGATACAATTCCAAGTTCAAACTCAGTTCAAGAAAGGGATATCAATGAACAATTATTTACCTACAGACTACCAAAGTTTTATCGCATTGTCTCGTTATGCTCGTTGGAAAGAAGATGAGCAGCGTAGAGAAACGTGGGCTGAAACAGTACAAAGATACTTTGATTACATGGAAAATCATCTGGCAAAGAATCACAATTATAAACTAACAAATAAGCTTCGTGCAGAACTAGAAGAGGGTGTTCTTAATCAGTCTATAATGCCCAGCATGAGGGCTTTGATGACAAGTGGACCTGCTCTAGACCGTTGCCATGTAGGTGGCTACAACTGCTCTTATATCCCTGTAGACAACCCTCGTGCTTTCGATGAGTGTATGTACATCTTGATGTGTGGTACAGGCGTAGGCTTCTCTGTGGAACGCTTTAACGTGGATAAATTACCAACAGTAAATGAATCTTTCCACGAGACAACAACTGTAATTAAAGTGGGTGATAGCAGACCGGGATGGGCTAAGTCACTTCGTGAACTTATTGCCATGCTTTATGCTGGTCAGGTTCCACAGTGGGATGTTTCAGAAGTACGTCCAGCGGGTGCAAGATTGAAGACCTTTGGTGGACGAGCATCAGGACCTGCCCCTTTGATTGATCTATTCAACTTTTGTATTGAGAAGTTCAGACCTTTGGTGGACGAGCATCAGGACCTGCCCCTTTGATTGATCTATTCAACTTTTGTATTGAGAAGTTCAAGGCTGCAGCAGGACGTAGACTATATCCAATCGAATGTCACGACATCATGTGTAAGATTGGTGAAGTGGTAGTCGTAGGTGGTGTTCGTAGGTCAGCCCTTATTAGCCTGTCAAACCTGAATGATGACCAGATGGCCCATGCTAAGTCAGGTCAGTGGTGGGAGAATGAGGGTCAACGTGCATTGGCTAATAACTCTGTGGCTTACAAAGAGAAGCCCCAGATGGGTACATTCATGCGTGAGTGGTTGTCTCTATATGAATCAAAGTCAGGTGAACGTGGTAAGTCAGGTGAACGTGGTATCTTCAATCGTCAGTCTGCACAGAAGCAAGCTGCTAAGAATGGTAGGCGTGATCCTGACCATATGTTTGGATGTAATCCCTGTTCAGAAATTATCTTACGTCCATACCAGTTCTGCAATCTTTCGGAAGTAGTTGTTCGTGAGAACGACACCACCGAAACACTAACACAAAAGGTTAGATTAGCAACCATCTTGGGAACATTCCAAGCTACTTTAACTAACTTTAAATATCTTAGAAACATTTGGAAGAATAATACAGAAGAAGAACGACTACTTGGTGTATCTCTTACAGGTATATTAGATAACAAGTTAATGTCTGGTAAAGATGCAAAGCATGGTATGAACATCAGTCATATCCTTGGTCAGATGAAAGGCACTGCCATCACAGTAAATGAAAAGCTGTCCAAAGAATTAGGCATTCCACAGGCTGCAGCAATCACCTGTGTCAAGCCATCAGGTACAGTATCACAGTTGGTAGATAGTGCATCTGGTATTCATGCACGGCATAATCCATACTACATTCGTACTGTTCGTGGGGATAATAAAGATCCACTGACACAGTTTATGGTGTCTATGGGTATTCCTAGTGAGCCTGATGTAATGAAGCCTGATAGTACTACAGTATTTAGTTTCCCAATGAAATCACCAACTGGTGCAGTAACTCGTAATGAGATGACTGCTATTGAGCAGCTTGATCTGTGGTTGACATATCAGAAGAACTGGTGTGAGCATAAGCCATCAGTGACCATCTCTGTTAAAGAAGATGAATGGTTTGATGTGGGTGCTTGGGTGTATGAAAACTTTGACGATGTAAGTGGCATTAGCTTCCTTCCATTTAGTGAACATACATATCAGCAAGCACCTTATCAGGATTGTACAAAAGAGGAGTATGAAGAAATGAAAAGTAAAATGCCACCACCCATTGACTGGATGTGGTTACAAGACTATGAGAAGGAAGACACAACGTCAGGTGGGCGTGAGTTGGCTTGTACTGCAGGTGTATGTGAAATTGTAGACATTCAAGCAGCATGAGTAACATAGTAAATATTCCGCCCCAAAAGGTATGGGTAAGAAAAGAATATCTTACAGACCATACCTCTGGACATGGGGAGTTCGTGGAAGGCTACTGGGTAACGGCAAAGTCGTTGCCCGGTAGAACCTTTTATTTTGAAACCTATCTTCCAAGTTATGCAGCTATGTATGACAAGCTGCCTATCTCTGCCTTCTTGTCAGAGCCAAAGCTTCCAGATCCTGATCTGCCTCTTGACGAGCTACAGTTCTGGAATTGTATGGACTATGATGTAACAGTTATAGATAAACAATTCATTGGTTCAATGGGCTTTCAAGCCAGAACAAAGAACCATGGCATGATTAATGGTAAGTATGTTTTTACTCTTGATAATTTTCATGGTAACATCCAGCAAGTAGATTGTAATGTAAGTGAGATACCTCAAGAACACAAATCATTTAACTGTATCGAGCTTGTGAATGGACAGTACTGTCTTTATCCTAACAATCGAATGAGAATATATGATGTGTCCCTTTCACCAGAAGAAGTAAAGACACCTGACTTCAAAGTATCTACAGAATATTATGAAGTGGAAAACCCATTTACAAGTTGGGGTACACTTGGTGATACAGACGAATACTTTTGGAAATCAACCTCAGAAAAAAAAGATTGACATACTAGATATATTTTGATATCATATAGATAGTTTAAATTTTTAGAGGTGTAGTAATGTTTATTGAAAAACGTCCTGTAATTTATATTGGATATGATTCTAGGGAGCACGAAGCATATGAGGTATTACGTAAATCAATTACTAGATTTAATGACAAGTATGACATCATTCCTATCGTCCAATCTGCATTACGTAGAGCAGGTTTGTATCGCAGGACTATTAGGTTTGATAGTGATGCTACATCTCGTACCCGGATAGATGAGTTTGATGGTAGACCATTTAGTACTGACTTTACATTTAGCAGGTTTCTAATCCCTGCACTTAACCAGTATGATGGCTTGGCTTTATTCATGGATTCAGATATGTTTGTTCGTACAGACATTGAAGAATTGTTTGAAACATATGGTAAGAATGAAGAGTATGCAGTACAAGTAGTCAAGCATGATTACAATCCATCAGATACAAAGAAGATGGATGGACAAGTTCAACAAAATTATAATCGTAAAAACTGGTCTAGTTTTATTTTATGGAACTGTGCTCATGAAGCAAATCTAAATCTAACAGTTGATGATGTAAACACTAAGACTGGTGGTTGGTTACATGGCTTCTCTTGGTTAAAAAATGAAGAGATTGGATCTATTCACCCTGAATGGAACTGGTTAGATGGCTGGTCATCTGAAAACATTTCGCCTAAAAATGTTCACTTTACGACAGGTGGTCCTTGGTTTGATGATTGGGAACCTAAACGAAAGTCAGACATTGAATATGCAGGTGAGTGGCAAGCCTTTAAAAGTAAAGTCCTTATGGACAAAATGATAGGAGAAGTAATTTAATGTACGTATTTGTAACATCTTTTAGTGAATTAGGTTATAATGAATATGCAAAGCAGATGCTTGAAAGTGTAGTTGAAAAGTGGAATCCAAAACACTTTAAACTTGTGGCTTACTACCATGACTTTGATATTCAAAGCTATAATCCACCTCAGTCTGAATGTATTGAGTACAGGAACCTTAACGATGTAGGGGAGATGTTGCAGTACCGTGAACGTATGAAGATTCATGATGGTACAGAAGGTGGTAAGATGCAATACAACTGGCGTCTTGATGCTATCAAATGGTGCCACAAAGTTTATGCATTGTCTGATCTTGCATTTGAAATGATGGAAGACGAGTATGACGAAAGCAATTGGATGATTTGGCTTGATGCAGATACCATTACAAAGAAAAGACTTGATGTTAAAGACGTACAGAAATGGTTGCCTGATCGGGCAGACCTAGTACACTTAGGAAGAAAGGATGTAGATTACAGTGAAACAAGTTTTATGGGCTTCAATTTATCTAGTCATAATAGCTGCAGCATCATTGCTGATTTTAGGGGTGCCTACACTATTGGAGAGACAGTCGCATACAGAGAGTGGCATGACGGATTTATTTTTGAACGACTCCTCAACATCTACAAAGCACACGGTATGGTCACTAACAACTTATCAGAAGGCGTTAGTGGATTAGCAGCGTTTGCACAGTCACCCTTGTCAGAATACTTTGATCACTTTAAAGGTAATCTAAAAAAGAACCTAAGTAAAACAGATGTTGCTCCAGATGTAACTGGACCTCGTAGATACAAACAGTTAGCAGATATGGTACGGTTCTACAAACCAAAGAAAATTGTTGAGACAGGTACATGGAATGGTGGCCGTGCTATTGAAATGGCTCTTGCTGCTTTTGAACATTCAGACAAAGTACACTACGTTGGATATGATTTGTTTGAAGAAGCTACAGAAGAATTAGATGCATATGAAATGAATAGTAAGGCACATAATACTATAGCTGCAGTAGACAGGCGGCTTGAGGATTTTTCTTACAGAATGTCAAAGGTTAATAAAGAATTTACTTTTGATTTATTTAAAGGAGATACTAAAGAAACATTATCCAATTCTTCAATCGTTAAAGATGCAGACTTTGCATACATTGATGGTGGGCATTCCTATGAAACTGTCAAGACAGACTTTGAAAACTTAAAACACATTCCTATTCTTGTCTTTGATGATTACTTTGGTAAGGACAAAGAAGGAAATCAACCTAAAGATGAACACATGGGTGTTAATAAACTCATGAAAGAAATAGAAGCCTATGGTAAAGTTGTTCTTCCTAGTTCTGACATGGTTCTTGGTGGGGGCATAACACATCTTTGTTTTGTTGCTATGAAAGAAGGTACACCAAAACTTCCAGAAGAATTTACACGAGTACCTATTGTAGTTACTCCAAAAGATTCACGACCAAAGGAAGAAATTATTAACAATGTAATTGAAAACAAGAAACTTATTAAAGACTTTGATTGGATTAAGACAAGTAAAATTAATAACGAAACAGCTATTATTGTTTCTGGTGGAGCTAGTACCAATTGGAAAAAATTAAAACAGGTAATTAAGAAAACAAAAGGTAAAGTATTTTGTGTGAAGCATAGTTATCCAATGATGCTTGAGAATTTGTTTAAGAAAGTAGATGACAATACTATTATGCTTGTTGCCTCTATGACTGACCCTTCTGTTACTAAATACTTACTTGAACAGGGTGCTAATATAAAGGGTTGGCAAGCTTACTCAGATGCATTACGTGATATGAATGTAAAAGATAAGATTGTTGTAGACAAGTCAACAGGTATTGAAGAGGGTTCTACTCTTATTACTGGTGGTACTTGTGCAGCTATGCGAACTATTGCTATTGCCCACACACTAGGATTTAGAAACTTTGAACTGTTTGGTTTTGATTGTTCTGTTTCAAATATAACAGAAGAAATGAAAAAAGAAAAGACTGATACAGAGCAAACTAAACCTAAATATATGCAGGTAGAGACAGGCGGATATAAGTTCTGGACTACAGGTGAACTACTTGCTATGGCACAGGATTGTGAGAAGCTGTTTGATAACATGGAAATGGATATGGGTATTAATTTTCATGGCGAAGATACTCTTGCTTCAACAGTTTGGAAACAGTCTAAACGTGGTAAAGAAAAACATTACTCTGAGTTACTAAATGTCGCAGCTTAATGATAAACAAGAACAGTTTTGTCAGAACTATGTCCTCAGTCGAAATGCTACTAAAGCAGCAAAGGCTGCAGGATATAGTGAGGCATCTGCCTATAACCAAGGTCATAGACTTTTACAAGAAGAACGAATAAAAGAAAGACTAAAAGAACTCACCAATGAAATGATAACGAATGTTGATGTTATCAGTGAGATTGAAAAGCAATATGAGGTAGCTCGTAATGGTGGACACGGCACAACAGCCTTGAAAGCTTTGGAGCTACTGTCTCGTGTACGAGGTAACAATACAGATGTAGAAGATAAGACTGCTGAAAGTCTGGAAGCAGACATTATAGGTATCATGCAGAACTTAGGATTTGAGCAGTGCTATTTACTTTTTGAAGAAGCTTTTCCCGAACAGTTTGCAGATGATGTAGAAGACTACGAGGAAGAAGAAGATGTACAATTACTTCTTACCGAAGAACTTACTAGCACTACGGACACCGAAGCTGGCAGCAACGATGACACCTAAACTGTACTGATACCATTCAGGCATAGCTTGTAGCTGTGCAAAGCCATTGGCTACCACCTCTTCCATACCGGGAATAAAAGCTAAAATCAATGGGATTGAAAATAGTATAGTAAGCCATTCATCCTTCCAAGATGTCTGACTTCCTTTAGCCATTTCCAAATCCCAGTCGATTTCTCCAGTGGCCTTTTTTTCCATTATTACTGCTTCAGCTTTTGCTTGGGCTACCTTTGCCTCTGTCTTGGCCTTGCTCTTTTCCACAGAACCTTTTAGCCAAGTACCTGCTAAGTCTGCAATCGGGCCTATCAGAAGGTTTAACATAAGCTTCTCCTGTTATATTTAATATTTGACTGAACATTAGCTTGTTGGTATTTCATTCTTAATAAGTATACCCTGCCATGATGCAGATATAGGATTGTTAGTACTACCTACACTAAGACCACGAGCCTCAATATCAGTTTTTTCTGGTATACGTAAAGGATAATTAAACTTATCAATAAAAGTATTAGATTGTAATACAACTCTAAGCTGTTCACGGAAAACATTTGTCCCAAAATTACGCTGTAAAAATCTAACTTGTGCATAAGAGTTTGCCAGCGAAACAGCAGCAGTAAAGTTAATATCATCTAAATAAAGAGTATATCCTGCAGGTACTGTATACACAGCCATTTCTGTTTGTGCTGCCCCTAAAAGAATAGAAGCATAGATAGTACCAGTAGGCACACCTGCAGTTGCCCCTGTATTGGCAAGATAAATAGTTCCTGCTGCTGCCCCACCTGAACCAGCAAGGGTAATATACATACGGTAGACACGTAACCAAGATTTTTGAGTAATCTTTTGCGTCTGTCCTGTAAGGGTAATGTCTTCTTCTACTTCATTATAATTAGCATCAAGACCAATAATCTTTACAGAGTTAGCACCTGTTCCACCATTAGTATCTGCTGTGCTGCTAGAACTTACATACAATTGAGCAGCACTGGTAGGATAAGAATAGATACCACCCTGTGACCAAATAGTTTCTTCTGTTCCATTTACATCACCATTATATCCAAACTTATATAATGCTTGGTGGAAAGCTATTTGTTCCCTAGAAACTTGTAGTTCCCAAGGCTCATGCTTTCCTGTACGTGTCATTGAACTAGGCGTACCCATTACTTACCACCCTTCTTTTTTTCTACAGATTTTTTAAAATATGTATGGTCTACATCCAACATTAGTACAACCTATTATGGCTACATTTAATGCGACCACCTTTCTTAAATCCTATTTGTGAAGCAATGCTTTCACCATCTTTTGATTTCTTAGGTGCAGCAGGGCCAAGATATTCTCTAGTACCGTTTTTATATACTTTATATACTCTACCATCTACAGTTTTTAAAGTATATCCTTTTTTATTAGCCATTAAAATTCCCCTATTTTCATAGCATCAGATAACTTCTTAGCTCTTCCACCTACTTGCCTAGCCCACCTAGAATCCATCATCTCCAAAGATGCAGCTTCAAAATTCTGTTCATGTATAGCATTCCACATCTTCTTAAATTTACACAGCCTTGGAACACCCATATTAAATGCCATGTCCATAAGGATTAATTGTCTTACACCGTCCAGTTCTTCTACACAAGAGTGTACACGACATAGTTCATTCTCTACTATTGTAATATCATTGAGGGCTAGATACCTTGCATCAGCTTCAGATATTCCATGTTCGTAGATCACCTCCATATTTGGGATGTCAAGGTAATCTAGCTCCTCTTTACTGATACCCCGGTCTTTTAAGTTTCTCCCTATTCCGATGGTATCAATCCCTAACGTGTCTTGGTATACAGTAAGTACTAAACCTTCATGCTCAATTAACTTATCTAAAAAATGTGAACGATTGTACTTCATTATTTTTTATTAAACTCTTCCATTAAAGTGTCTATAGTTTTTCTAGATTGTGTTCTATCCATATACTTTTTATATGTACCACTAATAGCATAATTTATAAGAGTTTGAATATCCCAACTCATTACATATTTTGTAACTGCAGCTTTGATATCATCCTCTAAATATGTTTTTACTTTAGGATGTCCCTCAGTATTTTCCATTTTAAACATAGACATATTATATCTCCATTGCTCCTACAACTCCACACTTATATTCTACAGAAGCCCATCCACCATCTTGTGGAATCTCTTCATATATTTCCTTATACTTTAGACATTGGTTTTCCTTATCAAACCATTGCACTGTTTGATTAAAACACTGACCATTTGAATTACAAACAGTAAGAACTAATGCCCAAATAATTACATTCATTACTTACACAAGTCCTCATATTTTGTTGAGTGCTGTCTATGTGCAGACAAATCTCTTTCAATTAGATCATCTAAATTAAACAAATTTTTTATAAAATTAATAAACTTCATTTTCTTGTCTCCGAAATACGATGGTTAGATTGATGTGGGTGTTTACCTTCGTGGTTCATCCACACGGCAAAGGCTCCTGTCATTGCCCCAGTTACCACAGATACTAAACCAGCCTGTGCTGCAGTTGGATCTGGTAAGGTCATAAACCACTCTACTACTCGCCAACTCATTATTGTCATGATAAGCATCATGAATCTTGGTAGGATTTTCCATTCTAATATTACCTGTGCTGCCATGTTACAATGTTACTGGTTTAAAAATGTCCAGTCCTCTTAACCTTGTTCTACTTTTCTTTGAACCACCGGGAATAGTATAAGAACTAGTAGGTTGATCAAAGGTAGCACCAATGGGGCTAGGAGTATATCCATATAGGTTCATTAAAAATTGTTCACGTTGTAATGGATCAGACATATCAATAGTGGCAGAGCCAATACCCTTACCATAATAATCAGCAGGGGATACAGACACAGGTTCTACTTTAGGTTCTTCTTGCAAAGAAGTTAATCCACTAATTCTAGGTCTATCTGGGCCATCCCCACCCCTACCTTCATCAGGCTGTGACCCTACACCAAATCCTGTGTATACATTAGGTTGTAATCCAAGTGCCTGTGCCACAAATCCTAAAGAACCGGGAAGATTTACATCCTCTCTATAGCCAGTATATTGGTCTGTTTTAGGGTCATACTCAAGCCCCGGTCTTGGCTGCTCATAGGATGTTATAACACCATCTTCATCATAAGTAACATTAGCTTGACCTGATTGGAATGGCGAAAATTTATCTTGATAACTAGTTAATACCCCAGTTCTTGCATTATATTGAGCAGGACTTAAACCAGTATATTGTTCAAGGTTAGCTTTTTTAAGCTTATTCAACATACGGTTTTCAACCCAGTTACGGTCTTCTTTATCATCCAAGTAGTCTCGTAAAGCTATATCCTGCTGAACGTCTTGGTCTTCATTCTCGTCATCATCAGAACCAATTTTATCAACATCTCTGGAAGGGCTATCATCGGAATCATCACCAGCGTCACTTCTGTCTACGTTGTCTCCCTGCGGATCACCACCATAACCACCGCTTGAGTCTTCTCCAGCCTGAGTTCTGTCATCACCAAAACCATCAAAATAAGTAGGAATATCCATAGGCCCAGCTACACCTGCACCACCTAATGCTTTTAGAGTTTCACCTTCTTTAGGTGTAATCCAAGCAAGCATATGCTTCTGGCCTTTGATGTCTAGTTCACGAGGTACGTTTTTTACAATACCTGCCAGTCCTTTTTTATCTTCTGTTATTTTAGCCATTACTCTGTTACCTTTCTTAGTGACTTACCAGCCAGTTCTGCTTCTATTCTTTTTAGACCATTGATTACAGATGGTGGAAACTTTCTTTCTTGTAATAATCCTAGTATTTCTTTTTCATTTAAACTGTCTGGCATAAATACACCTTGACCTTCAGGTCCTTGAACAAGAGAGTATAGCAGGTTAGGATTAATATTATACTTACCTTTTCCCGATGCTGCTTTTACAATACCATCAATACCATAACGTGTCTTGTATATTTTACCATCTTTTCCCTTTTCATAAAACTCTACTTGCCTAAAAATATTTGCTTTATCAGACATACGAGCCATCGCTTCTTTCTTTTCTAACTGTATATCTACATAAGTTTGATATAAATCCTTTATATCATCCTCTGTTAAATTTTTGTCAGGTATCTGCTTTATATAGTCTTTAAACTTAGCTTTTGATTTATTTACTTCTTGAGCATCTTGATACAGACTATAACTTACTGACCTGTCTAAGTTCATAGTATTATTTCTTATACCTGTTGTAAAGAAAAATGCTGCATCTTCTTTACGCATAGGAAATCCTGCAGCAGTTTGCCCACGACCCTCACCACGTAGTAGTTCAGATTGTTTTGCATTAAGATACTTTTGACCTGCTTTAATACTTCCCGGATTTAATACAGATACCAAACCCATAGCTCTTTCTTCAGGACTTAACTCATTCCCTTCTGCATCGTATCCACGATAGGCATTAATTGCAGCTTCTGTTAAAAACTTTTCTGATACAAAGGGTGAGTATAATTCAGCAATTGCTTCTGGTAATGCATCATCTATCTCTCTTTGTGTTACATCTTCACCTGCCATAATACGACCAATGATAGCACGTGTTGGTCCTTTAATATATTGCAGTGAATCTAAAGTCCCTGAATCAACAAACTTTGTCATAATCTCACCAGTTTTTGGATCTTTATAAAATGGCTGGGTAAATACCTTGTTTGTATTTCTTTGGTATTCAGGAACTGTCATATTAACTGCACGTTTTTCTATTTCGGAAACACCCATTTCACTATTCTGATTGTTAATTGCAAATTCAATACCTGCAGTTGTAGCTCCAATACCTGCTAGTCTTCTCATACCAATACGAATAAGAGCAGGATTGTTTGTTCGTTTTCCTTCAGCAATATCTTTTGCACCTTGTAGTAAAATATTTTTTGTAGTACGAACCATTTCTGCAGGGAATGTAGCATAAGTACCAAAAGGCAATCGTGATAAGGCACGAACTACTGGGGCTGCAGTAGTATAAGATGGCATAGTATTACGAACAATTTCTGTAACCTTGTCAAAAACTTCTGCATCTGGTAAATTAGGAAATGCTTTTTTATATGCATTGTATTCAGCTTGGAAAGCTACAATTTTACCGAAGTCATCTACTCCACCATATACAGCAGACATGCCACGGAAAGGTGCTTTAGCAACTTTTGTTACAAGGTTTTCCATATTGTCTGTACCTTCACCAAATCTGTCAAGGTTTCTTTTAATGTTTTCACCTACTACACTAGAATCAATAATACCTCTATTTTTTAGTGCCTGTAAAAACTTTAATGTTTGTTCGTCACCTTTTACAGCTTTTTGATACATTGCATGAGCAGCTTTGTAAGCTTCTTTTGCAACCTTTGGACGATAAAGAACACCATTCATTCCCAACTGTTGAACCATACCATAAGTATTTACCAAGTGAGCAGTATGATCAAACACAGTTTCCATAGCCTGACCTACAGCAGCAGTTCTTTGTAACCCTTGCCCAAACAAAGTCCTTCCCATTGGACCTGCAGGATCAAAGGTATCAATACCTTTGTCCAACATATCACTAAATTCTTTTGTAGTTACAAATTTATTTAATCCTACAGTTTCTCCTGCAGAACCAAAAGCACCTAGTTCTTTTTGTGCTAAATCTTCAATAGAAGAACGAACATCTATGTCAGGACCAAACTGACCCTTACGTAAAAACGTAGTTGTTTCTTTTGGCAAGAAAGGAAATAAACCACCTAGCTGTACTTCTCTACCCAAGTTTTGTTCTGCAAACTTTCTAACATCATTAATATATCTAGCTTTGGCAAGAAGTTTGTTTTGATTTGTCATTGTCTCAGTAAAGTTTCTTACAGGATCTTTAACCTCACCTAAAAAATCTAGTATAGGTTTATCTAAATCTTTTCTACCTTTAAGAATTTTAGCTGCACCTATTCCTGTACCCTCTGAAATAAATTCGCCAAGAACATCTAATGAGTTACCTTTTTTACCACGGTCAATCATGTCCATTAACAAAGCATTAATTTGTTCAGGAGACAAATCAGGGTTAGTTCGTGATATATGCATTCTTGCGTTTTGGACCGCAGAAATAATATCAGCATTGTGTGCATCAGGAGTTAGTTCATTTTTAATAGCTTTAGCTACGTCTTTAGACCACTTAGGATTTGTAGAAAATTCAAAAGTTCTGGTAATATAAGAACCACCAGTTGCCGGATCTAATATAGCTCCAAGCCTACTATTTTCTGGAAGACCTAAAGTATCTTTGATAAGAATAGAATTATTATCAATCTTTAGTTTCATTCTATTTACAATAACTTGTACGTCTTGTGGTATCTGTGCAAGTTCTGCTTGTGTAAGATTTTCACCCATAAGAAGACGATTAACAAGTTGCTTGTCAGTATTAGTCTGCTTCAATAATTTTTCTAAGTCTTTAGCTTCTTTTCTAATAAGAGCATCAGAAGCCTGTACAAATTGGTTTTTACGAAGATAAGATTTAAAAATAGGTTCTGGCAATCCTGCAGTAGACTGAAACAATCTAGCTGCTTTAGTATTTATCTTACCTAAAATCTGAGATACTCTACCCCTTTGATTAAAAACACCGGGAGATGTTTCTTCAACTGCTGCCTCAGTTACTCGTGCAGTAGGAGTAGGATTAATCTGCTGTGTTACATTTTGTCTTTGGGCATTTGCCCTACCAAATAATCTTCTGCCTCCACTTTTTAAAAACTTAAAAGCTACGGCAGCAGGTAAAGCTATTACACCACCAAGAACAGCAGAGTCTACAATTTGTTTTAATCTACGTTCTGCTACAGAATCATCAGGATCAATAGCTAGTTTTTGAATAAACTCTTCACTTTCTGGAACAAGTTGTGCAAACTCAGTTACAAATGTTTCGTCTTGTCCACGAGACATTACGTCAGCAGCTACACCTATTGCACCAGCCTTAGTTACTTTACCTATCTTAGTTACAGGTTTTACAAACTTTAGAGCCTTTGTAGCCCCTGCTGCAGGTACAGCAAAAGACGTTAGCTCTGCTGCTATGTCTTCACCAATATTCATTTTTGGATCAAAAGTTTCTTTAGCTGCATAAGTTATTGCAGTAGGAAGTTTTTCATCTAGGTAATCTGCAGCAGCTTTAACACCGCCTTCTACTGTTTCTCTTGCTTCTTTACCAGCTAAAAACTCAACAGCATCACCACTAATTTGCCCTACATCTTCTGCAACTTTACCTACCGCACCAGAAATAACTTTACCCAAAGAAAAAGTAGTATCATTAAGAGTACCTGATTTTTTTCTACGTTCATACTCTTTATCAACTTCCATAAATTTATCAAAGTCAATATCATTCGTATCCAAAAAAGATTTTAAATCTCTTTTGGTTTTAATTGTACCCTGATTA